CCCTCACGAACGTATTGATTCCAAATAACCCACTTATCGATTGCATTTTTGATAGTGAGTTTTTCTCCTCTACGACGAGACAAGATTTGTCTAAGAACCGTTGCTTCTGTCGCAGTTGCAGTCTTATCTTTTCTTTGGATTTCGTCTTCTGCCTTTCTCTGTTTTGCGGGAGCACACTTCGTAAAGCAGTTGAGTTCAACACCAGTTGTTACTGGTACAACAACAGTTACTCCTGCCTTTACGATAGCGAGCAACCTGTGCTGAAATTCTGTGATGTTTCCCTCAACGTTAAAAGTTAAGGGTTGACCATCCGCAAGCCATCCATCTTCCAAAATGCTATTGTAAATAGACATCACTTGAGCCATCGTAAATTTACGATTGTCTTTATTGTGATGTGCTAGGATAAATGCCGCTATTTCTGGTGTAATAGTGGTCATAAAAGCATTGTACTCTTTTGACTTTGCATCAAAAGAGAGTTCTACATCATCGAGTTCATCTTGAGTGAAATCGATATGATCGTAGATATTGAATTCTTTTGTCGTTTTCTTCATAAATCAAATTTGTTGAGTCTCTGGTCAACAAGATTATTTTAAATAAAATTTGTAATTTTGTCAAGCTCTAATCTATCCCCCAAAACCTTGATCATTAAATCTAAAGTCCTTTGATGGGGTCTTTGCTTCCACCCATACCATGGTTTTTTCTTTCCAGGATATGGTGGGAGTTGATCGACTGAATAATATTGATCAGCGGTGATATCATACACCTTATCGGTGGTGGTGTCAACCAACCACCAATGTGAGCAATCGTGATAATCAATTGCAGTTCTCTGCTCAAGGACATCCGTGTCCATGAGATAAAACAGGGCTTGTGAGGAATGATAGCAGTGACCAAACATAGGATTGGTTACATTTTCCTCCCGATACTTTTTAGTAACCATTTCTGGTTTTAGGTTACTAGCAATAGATCCCATGACCGATTCAATCTCAGTCATGGGATAGGGTTCAAAAGTCAGTGTTCTGGTTTGAAATATTTTCTTATCTCTATAACGATGCCGTTCAATGGTTTTCATTCACCTTCTTGTTGCTTACCTTTCTTGCCGATGTTGTACTTTTGCTCAAGGACCCAATCAGATTTATCCTTATATGCAAGGACTTTAATTTGATTAAGAGGTGCGATGTCCATTACAGCATCTTCCTTCACAATGGTAATCAATCCCCAGTCTGCTAAGAGACGAGTAATACGATTACGACGTTGTACATCATTTACAGTAAGGTTAGCATGTTTTCCGTCTAATGCAAACAGTTCCTTAAAGTGGACGATAAAATATCGTCCCTGCTTATGCAGGATGTGACAAGACTGGTAGAGCTTCTTCTCTTTACGGGATGCAACTCCAATACGTGTCAAAGTTTCGCGGACTTTTAGGAAGTCATCTGGTTCATTAAGAAGTACCTCAATCATTTGGTCCTGTGACCAATCCACAGTGGGTTCTACCGCAGTAGTCATTTCATGCCTCCAATATCAAGTCGTTGTTTAATAAAATTAATCTGTTCTTTGGTAAGAATTTTCAGAGCTTGAGATGCCTTCTCGTTACTATAACCATAGTATTGTTTGACACATTCTAAATCCTGGACTTTATCCTTACGGAGCCAAGGAGAGAATCTCTTCTTTTTCCTCAGACTATTTAGATAAAATGAATATTGCATATCTTTATCAAGGAAGTGGTGCTTATTCATCTCATTGGCAAACATGACGCAATCAAGGTGACCAGACAAACAGCGATTAATAATATATGGAGGGTAAGAGCTAATGTTCTCACTTAGATTCTCTTTGTTGAAGTTGATTGAATTTAACCAGTCTTTAAGTTCCATTATCTAATAATTTGAATGTCGTCATCATCTGTCCAGAGTTCTACCTTGGTCCTGAACCTACCTTCTTGCTTCAATTTTTCATACCTCTTAGTTGCTTTCTTTTTCCACCAAGAGATAATGTTTTCCAGATAAAACTTATCCCAGTTTTGACCGCGACGAAGATCTTCTTGTTCTCCAAGAATCACTTCCCGAACATTTTCATACCCATAATCAGAGATGTAGAATCTCTTTTTTTGAGTAAGTCCAAAAGCAGTACTAATCACTGAGTTAAACTTTTGCAGTTTGTCATCATCTTTCAAAGAATTTTTGATGATGGAGATCATCTTAGTTTGTCTTTTCATTTTCTTTGATGATGCTTTGGAGTCTGTTAATGGTTGATTTCCATTCAGCACACTAAAACGATCATGCAACCGATGAAATACTTCATCATGCAACAAAGGAAGAAACTTACTTTCAGTTAATCCTTTATACCTCATGAATGGTTTGAGACCATCATATTGTGAGGCATCTGTAGTGGACCCGTAGAGGGACGTAGTTTCAAATAAGGCAATATCCTTCTCAAAGACTTTGTTCAGCGTCTCACGGGCGAAATGAGAGCAGCACAGAAGTGCAAGAAGTTTACCTCCAAGACAGTTGTATCCAAATGGTTGCGATGGTACAATCACAAATCCCATAGCCGCATGACGGTTAAAGATTGAAAGATTGGGTGCCTTCCCTAACCAAAGGTTTCTTGGTTTAGAATTAATGGTGGGTGATCCAAAACGAATAAACCCAAGAACTTTTTGAGTATTTTTTTCAAAGACCATCCAACGCAACTCTCTGCCTGGAATATTGCTTTCATTATTGTGAGAAGACACTGCCTTCAACAGATTTCCATAGTGCTCTTGTGGTATTGACTGCTGAAAGCGAGCACCAACAAACTTGATATCAAACTCCATCTCTTGCGGATGAATGTCCTCGTTAAAGAACTCATCATGAAGTGGTGCAAGAGAACTAGTAGAGTTAATTACTTCCTTTTTTACAAAACGAAGATAGTCTTCAATTGAAGAAAAATTTTCAAAATAATCAATAAATTGATCCGCTGCCCAAGCAGCATCATAATTAGAAATAATCATCAAACAATTAATTTTTTGCTTGGTGTTTGAATTGCAGAGAACATCTGCTGATATTGATCAGCAATTTCGTCCTGAGTTTCTGAGATGTATACCACATATTTACTAGCAACCTTAAGTTCTACATTCTTATCAGAAAGCAGAGGTGCCCAAGGAGCAAATCCCATTTGGCCTGCAGAGGTAGGGACAGCAACAATAGGATTACATACTGTAATGGTATCAGTGCCCTCATCAATAAGGTCGGCAACAACGTCCTCGCCAGACCACATACGAATTACTTTAACGTTCATAATCAATAAAATTTAGGTTCATCATTACGTGTTGAATGGAGAAGCACTCCGTCAACTTTACCAAGTAGTTCTTGCACACTCTCATGGAGAACTCGATATCCGGTGCCAACATAAAGTTGACCAAGGACTACCGCAACTGTAGCAATTCCCCAAAAAATATAATAGTGTGATGATTTCATTTGCGCTCTAGTTTTTTCTTTAGTCATTAGTCAATTTGTAGTCATCATCTACACACCGTTCGTGCTCTAGTTGTTCTTCTGTCATTTAAACTCACACTCCACCATAATCTCTGTAAGACAAGCAAGCATGTTTATTTCCTGATCCGCCACAAATGCCATTTGATACTGGTACTTAGCCAGACAAAGCACAGCAGCAGGAATACTATTCGGAACCAAGGCATCGTAACAAGCATCGTAAATGCGACGAAGGAGAACGTTAGTATCGTTATCCAAATTGTTAACGATCCATTTCCGTACTTCTGGGAAATCTTTGTCTTTGAGTTTTTTAACCAAGTCATTTACTTTTACATCACTAAAGGTTGCAAGAATGCCAGAGTCAATCTTGCCACCAGCAGAGTAACGTTGACACTCATTCAAAACACGTCTCCAATCGGGGAAATGTTTGTTGATAAGTTCTACCAAGACCTTGTTATCAAATTCAATACCCTCTGTATCCAAGATTTCTTGGAGTCTTTTGAAGAACTGGGCGGCAAGTTGGGGTTTACTTTTGGAATTGGTTGAAAAGTCAATACAGGCGCATCTGGAGTGGAGGGGTTCGATAATTTTATTTTTGAAGTT